CTGGGCTGTCGCCAGAGTGTGCAGCTGAGCCTGGGTCAGCTGAGGCAGCACCTCCAGGGAGAATTCCTTGGCCATGTTCGTCTTCACGGTTTCCTTGCCCGTGCGACGATCACGGGTCACCGTGATGTTCACGAACTTGCGAGCTTCCAGCATCCGGTAGATGCAGTAGGGCACATGATATCCCTCGTCGGTGACCTCACCGTAGGGAACGAACTTGGACACCACACCCAGCGCCTCATTGGCGACGGTGAAGACCTCTCCATGGAGATCCTTCTTCTTGGGGTCCAGGTTCTGGATCCGAAGACGAACCAGCTTCATCTGCTTCTGATGCAGGGCCGTCCGCACAGCGTGCTTCTTGTCCTTCATCAGGGGCGCCCTGGAAGCCGCAGTGGCCGTGGGCGAGAGGATCTCTTCGCCTGGATCGTCCAGGGGGTTCTGTGCCCGTTCCTGGGGCTCTTCGCCGGGGCCTTCCATCTTGGCCTGCACCTTGGCTCGAAGCGCCTCGACACCGATGTTGTTGGAGAAGGGAATCCCCATCATCGTGGCACGCTGCTTCAGGAGCTTCAGCTCGTTGAGGCCGTTGGACCCATCATCGAGTTCCGAGTGTTCGGTCTGCTCGCTCATCGTCGTTTTCCTTCGGAGTTGGAACCAAAGAAAGAAGGGGAGGTTTCCCTCCCCCTCTCCTGGTCAGTGGTCGATCAGACCGGGGCGACGGTCTTGATCAGGCCGATGCGCTCGGGGCGCTTCACGAGGATGCCGTAATACCACTTGATCGAGCTGAACCCCGTTTCGCCGTAGGGGTCATTCCGATCCGCAGTCTCCTTGCCCGGCATCTTCGTGAGCACGGTGAACTTCACGGTCTTCCCATCGGTCTGGAAGCCGATGGTCGTGAAGCTGTCATCACCCACGCAGAGCATGGGATAGATGTCGTAGCGTTCCTCGGCACCGACCGTCGAGGTGCGATAGCCGGGATTGTCGGCCACCACTGCACCGGCACCAGCCCAGTGCAGCATCTCCGGGACCTGGATCATGCGGAACGAGTCGATGGACCCGATCTCGCCGTTCATCAGGGTGCCAGCATCGGCGTAGTGCTGGATCTCGATGAACGCCTTGTTGCCGAACAGGTCGGTGATCCCCTTCAGCAGAGGCACCAGTTCGGAGCCGACGAACATGACACGGGTGGCACCGATGACCTTGGTGTCGATCATGCGGGAGCCGGTGATGATCCGGGTCTGCTTCGGCGTGCGCTTGTCCGTCAGCATCTGATCGAGACGCATCAGGTTCTTGTAGGTGACGACACTGGCAGGCTCGGCCACCGGGTCCACACCGGGCTCACCCGTCACTTCGTCATCCGCCATGGCGATGCCAGCGTAGAGCACCGTCGCAGCAGCAGCGAGCAGATCACGCTGGAGCACAGCTTCGGTCAGCTGCACGGCGCCGTTCATCAGCTCCGTGGAGAGATGATCCATGAGACCATCATCCGAGTCGAAGTCCATGCTTTCCTGCGTGAACTCGTAGAAGAAGCCGAACTTATGGATCGACCCTTCACGCTGGATACGGGTGAAGCCCACCCGGTTCACACGCCCGCCGTTCTCGGTCAGCGTGGGCAGCTTGCTGGTGATCGTCCCGATGTCCTTGGACGAGCCATAGAGGTTGCCGTTGGCGATGGTGACGCCGCTGGCATCGATGCCCTGGTCGTTGATGTTCCGATCATCGAGCAGGGGGATATACTCGTAGACCTTGATGGTCTTGCCGTAGTGCTTCGGCATGTTCGTCACGTTCGCCAGGGGCATGAAATACTGCTCCTTGCGGGACGTGATGATGGCCTTCTTCAGCCAGTGGAAGACGTTCATCTGGTCGGAGCCAGACCCATCGATGTCCGACTTCGTGCCGTCGATGGGGGCGTTGTAGTTCAGCATGGCTCAGGGTTCCTTTCTCAGAGCCGGTTTTCCATTGACTTCATGAAATCATCGTCGGCCATGGCCAGAGGATTGATCTTCGCTGAAGCCACTTTGGGAGTGGTCCGGGAACCCATTGCAGCAGCTGCCTTGTCGCTGTTTTTCACCTGGGGCTTTGGTGCCGCAGTGCGAGTAGCGACGACGACTGGTGCCTTCGTGGTGCCAGGAGCCGGGGTCTTCTTGGCCGCTGCCGCAGCAGCTGCCGTCAACTGATCACCCACATGCTTGTAGGCATGCAGGAATGGGACTTCAGCGGGAAGCAGGCCCAACGTCTTCTGCCGGTCCACCTCGGCTGTGATTCTGGCATAGACGCCATTCTCACGCTGTTGGTGGATGATCCCCAGAACGTCAGGGTTCTCCCAGAGCATATCCTTGCTGGCGTCATCCCAGTCGGTATGGATCAGCTTGAGTGTCTCTTTTCCTTCGGGGGTGGACTTCATATCGTCCATTACCCCCCGGAATCGGACCTCAGTGTCGGATACCCGGTGATTGCCTGGAACATAGTCGGTCTTGGCGTCGAGATCGATGTCGCTTGGATCGATACCCGATTCCTTGACTAGCTTCTTGATTGCATCGGGGTTCTTGTTGGCGATGTCAATCAAAAAGCTGAGCTTTCCCTCGTCGAGAAGCTCGTTCTTTTCCAGCATCGCCATTGCCTTTCGGTAGGGGGCGAGTTGCTGGAGCTTGAGCGTGTAGTTCGCACCCATCTGCATGAGGCCAATGGCCTCTTCGGGAGTGCGAATGTCGATGGTCTTGCCGTTCGCCTTCAGAGGTGTCTCGACGACCCGCTTGTAGAAGGTGGCCATGGCATCAGCCGTGGCAGCAACCTTGGTCTCAGCGGTCTCGGGCTTCTCTTCAGCCTTGGAACCAAGGGAAGGATCTTCCTTCTTGTCCTCGGTGCTCTTCGCCCCCTTCGGGGGCTTGGCTTCCTTGGTTTTCTCGGGCTCCTTGGGCTTCTCTTCGCCTTCGGCACCCTTCAGCGTGTCAGCTTCAGCAGCCTCGATGGTATCAGCGCCTTCAGCACTTTCGCCACCATCTGCCGTATCAGCGCCACCAGCTTCACCTTCTTCGGCGCCGGTGCCGCCTTCGATGGAGTCGTTGCCTTCAGCAGCTCCATCTTCCTTCGATGATCCGCCAGCAGGAGCATCAAGCCTGAGGAAGTCGTCGTCGGACATGGCAAGAGGATTGGCTGGTCCTTCATTGCCTTCGTCCCCTGTCTGGGTGCCTTGAGCGTGGGACATGATCAGTCCTCCTCGCCCTTGATCAGCTCATCGTAGTTGACGGTGTATTGCGCCAGATCTGCGAGAGCCTGTTCACCCTGACGAATCGTCACATCGATGAACCGCTTCAGGTGGCCAGTGGCCTGAGCCATGTCCATGAAACCCTTGGCGTCCGCTGCACTGAGACCCAGGTGACCCGACATCTGAGCCAGACGGGAAGCCTCATCCACAAGGTAGAACCTCATGATGAGGTCCTTGAAATCCTTGTTCTTCAGAAGACGAAGCGCCTGTTCACGGCGCTCCACGATCTGGCGGCAGTTGGACATCTGCCGATCAACCTGCTCGGCAGGACTCTCCGAAGTGAGCGGTGTATAGACTTCAGACATGCTGAATGGTCCCTGCTTGGATCCGCCTAGATACCGGGAGTGGCATCAGGTCGAGTGTCCGTGGCAGCAGCGATCCTACCACTAATAGCGGTAAATCCAAGAGCAGCCTCAATATCTGGTGCCTTCTCCCCCTCCTTGGTGGGCTTGGCCAGGGCCTTGGTGATCTCCAGGGCTTGGTTCCCAGAAGCCTGAGCACGCTGCTTCTGCATGTCCCGCTCATGCTTCGTGCCGGTCTCCTGCTCGATGAAGTCGAGGTCGTTCTTGTCCTTCTTGGACATGGCTTCCTGGGCACGAGCATTGTTGAGGGCGATCTCGGAATCCATCTTTTGGGTTTCCTTGACCATCTTATCCAGCTCGGCCTTCTTCATCGCCTCCATCATCGGATCAGGCTTGGGCTCATAGGCAGCCAGAGTCTTGGCCAGGGCCGGCATACGCTTCAGAGAAGCGATCTCCGACAGAATGAGCATGGAGATCTTGGGATCTCCATTGGGTCCCATCGTCTGGAGCATAAAAGCCAGATCCTGGCTCTTGGCGTTGTCCACCTCAGCAGTGGAGATATCCACTTCGAGGTCGAAGTTGCCCTTCAGATCTTCCCGCTTCACCTCGACGAATTGCTCGTTGGTGACCCGCACCACCTCGACCTCGGAGAGGAACTCCGAGTTCATGGCGATGATCTTGGTGCCGATTTCGGACATGCCCTTAGCGAGGCGCCGCAGGATGGCCATCTCACGCTTGCTGGCAGCGTCCAGGACGCCCTTGATGCCAGCAGCCACCTCACCGTAGCTCTCACCTGAGATGCCACCCGAGAAGCTCTTCACGCCTGTGAGGGCTTCGGCTTCCTGGTTCTGCATCCCCAGCATGAGCATCACGCTCTGAGGCAGCTCAGGATACTTGTGCTCGATCACACCCTGGGTGGGATGAGTGGTCGGGTTGAACTCGTAGTCCTGGCCATTGTCGTAGCGACGACGATTGATGGGATCCAGCATGCCCTTCTGGAAGCCACGCTGACCGTTGGC